ATCACCACCAGGTATATTTACATTAAAGGTAGAAGCGTCTGCCTTTGTAAAAGTAATATCTCTTGTTCCATTATCAAAAGATGCGGTTTCTAAAAGAGAACCTGTGTCTATATTGTCTATCTGTGATTGTAAAGAAGCAGTAGTAGTTTCTATACTATCTAATCTACCATCCGCGGATGATGTATAACTATTTAGATTAGTTACGGATATATCTAATGAAGCAGTAGTAGTTTCTATATTATTTAATCTACCATCAAATGAAGAGGTTGTAGTTTCTATACTATCTAATCTACTATCTGTTGATGATGTGTAATCATTAAAAGAACCTGTTGTAACAAAACCAGTTCCTTCTACAATGTTATCTATTCTTGTATCAAAAGAAGCAGAATCTACATAATAAGATTGAGTAAAGGTATTATATCCATCATTTATAGTAAGTTGAGAAGCAGTAAATTCATTTAACGATGTTATATCTGAACCACTACCACCTCCACCAGCTCTTAATCTTGCATCAACTGAAGCTGAATAAGCAGTTACATTACCTATACCATTTACAGATGATGCACTTACTTCACCTTGTATCTTAAAGTTTCCATCTCTATTTACTTCTATACCTAAACCATTACCGCTACCATCTTCTAACTCTATATAAGAACCTGTTGGTACTGCACCATCATTTGATGTGTGTATCAAAGATGTATAAGATTGAGAAATAAATAATGTTCTTAAATCACTCATTTATACAAATCCCCATTGTCTTATTTCCGCATAAGGAGCAGAGCCCCAAGATGCAGGTGTTGTTCCCCATATTTTTGGATTTATCCATAATTCACACTCCTCACAGTTTTCATAATTGTCAAATGGAACACTTAAAAGTGGAAGATTTACAAAGTCATAATCTTCTCTATCTTCAAAAGTGTCTTTAATAGTGTAACACTTATATCCTTCATAAGTAGTAAGGTCAGGTCTTGAGTTAGGGAATATCCTACTTGAGAATATTTCACCTATACTACCCGAAAAGTTTAGGGTAGCAATATACTCTTGTTCTGTTTCACAGTCCTCAATAATAAACCCACTACCACTTGGATTAATTAAAAAAAAAAGGCAACGATTTCTATCGTTGTGAACTCTAAGGTTAAAGGTTGATGACCAACCCGCTAACCCATTATCTAACCGTTCCTTAAAGGGCTCACAAGTTATATCTGTGGTAATCTCAAAGCCATCTACGTTTCTTGCAGTGTAAGACGTTAAATCGTTGATAATAGATAAAGTATTAGCGTGAATATCAACAACGTCATCATCACCGTAGAAATTAAGAACTTGTTCGTTGGTTTGTCCTGTTGATTCATTGGCTTGTAATTTTTGTTTATCTGCTACAATCAATTGAATAGTATAATCAGTATAGTTAGTACCAAATGATGTAGTGTCTATTAAAACATTCCCCAATGGATAGACAGGAAATTTGTTTGTATCTATTTCAGATATATCACCTTGTGTAACTATCTCAATAGAAGGATGGTTAGACATGATAGTTCTAAAATAGTTTAAGGTATTGTAATATAAACTATAATTTAGTTCATTCTTTACAACTTGTGTTCTGTTTTCACTCATAGATTTATTCCACTAAAATACTGATTGGATTGGTCAGGATATATTTGTGTTGCATTTCCAACACTTTCTAAAAACTCTGGTATCTCTGTTGAGTAAGCAATCAAGAAATCTTGTAATCTTGTTGCAAAATATTCTGCATTATCACTAGCTTTTGCACTCAAATAATCTAACTCTGTTTTATCAGGTGCAATAGATGTTTCACTTTGATGTTTTTGTGCTCCCTTTGTTTTAAATTCTATTGACGAGAAAGGGATGTATTCTACACAAGAATACCATATCAAAGTAGGTTTGATATAATCATTCATTAACTCCAAATATCTACCCGTAAATGGAGTATTTGCAATTATATCATCACTTAATTTGTTGTATAGGACTGTTCCTACTAAGTTCAGTATATATTTTTGTTGAGCAGTGTTTACAAATGGTAACAAAGCATCTGCATCAACTGCTCCTCCTAATACTGATTGTTTTATTATATCATTTCTTGTTATGAATAATGCAGTTGCCATTTTAATCCTCTATAATTTCGTAGTTTTGTTTGTAGAAAGGTGATGATGGTCTTACCCCTCTTTCTTCTGTTAGTTCTTCTGAATCTTTCATTGTATCATCAACATCTTCTTGTGCTTCTTCTATTGTTTGGTCTGTATCATCAGCTGTATCAGCAAGAATAACAAGAGGTGTTAGTTGTTCAAAGTATAAATCGTGTTTACCCCAACCACCAAGAGATAATGCAGTGTTTATTGCATTTATTAGTAAAGATTGGAATGGTTGTATAGTCATAGTTTGGAAAATAGAATAAGCAGTTTTCATTTCTTCACTTTGTGATGAAAAACCATTGTTAGAAGTTCTAATACCAAACAATAAAGGTGATACTATTCTATGAGCTACTAATATTCTATCTTGTGCATAATCTGCTACATACTGATACTTCTCGTGTAAGTTCTCTGTTTGTATTGTATCTAATGTTGGTTTAGATTCCACATCATCGTTAAATGATACCATAAATCTACCTGCGTTTCTTGTGCCTGTAAACTTACTTTCTATAAGAGTTTCTATTGTTTCTCTTTCTTCAGGTGAAGGAACACCGTTATTTAGATTTACCATTACTAAAGGTAAAAATCCATTCTCTATGTTGTTAATGTGTAGATTAGATAGTTCAGCTTCTATATTAGAGAACTGTAATGCTGATATCCAATCAGGTAATGAGTAATAATATCTATTCGGTTCGTATTCTTTAATATATACTATTTCTATTTCTTCATCAGATGTACCAAGAACAGGTATTTCTATCTTTCTTTTTTGTTTTCTGTAATCAGACCAATCAGTACAATAGTAATATGATTCTATTCTTGGACTACTTGTAATCTTCTTAGCACGTAAATACTGAACGGGTATATGATATAATTTTTTAATCTGTGTATGGTCTTCGTTCCACTTTACTTGGAAAGCTGCATTACCATACAACTTTAAGTCAAATGATACCTTTCTTAAATCTTCTGCTGGTAATATTCTTTGGAGTTGGTTATTAAACTCATCATCAGTTGAGGTTATACCTTTACCGTAAATTAAGTCAGCAGTTCCATCTATACAAGCTGCATTAGTTGTAGATGTGTTATAAGCTTCTGTTAGTTCCTCAAAGAAATCGTCTTGATGATGAATACCAACAGGAATCCATGAATAACGAGTTTTAATGTCCTCAATTATATTTGGAACATCTTGTCTTGAAAGATTTAAGATAGATAGTTTTTCGTTTTTTCTCATAGTATTATATACTCATTGTTTGATAAAGAGCTTGTCTCTTGTATTTGTGTTTTAGGATTTGGTTTATCTACTGATTGTGATTGGAACACTTGTATTGTTCCTCTCCATATACTACCACTATCGTCTGATATAGTAGCTCTATACTCATCACCAGCACTTCCACTCGTAATTAAACTTGATGTAAATGCTAATATATTCTCGTAAGGTGTAAATGTATAAGTAAGGGCTTCGGATGATGTAGCGAGTGTATACATATTCTCTAATGACAATATCATATCACCAGATGACGTTTGCTCTGTTCTAACTGTAAATCCTTCGCTTTGACTGACGTAATATGTTAACATAGGGTATCTTTATCTTATTATTTTAACAAATTAGATGGGCTTTATAGTAAAAAAAAACTCACCCAAGTTAATGAGTGAGTTTCTTAAAAATAATTAAAAGGTAGTCCTTTTATTACGAATATACAATAGTTGGTGCAGTAATAGCTGCAAATGGGTCTGTATTAGTAGAACCACTTATAAATGCTGCTGGTAGTTTTTCTTCACCTGTCATGGTTGCAGAATATCCATAAAGGTCACCAAGAGCGGCACCTGTTTGAATTGTTCCTGCAGTTAGGTCTGCTCCATTTTCTTCACCAACTAATAAGGCTTCTCCATTCTTCGTATGAACGATTATTTGAGGTCTACCGTATGCTAACAACTTTAGTTGAGTTGTCATAGTATTAGTTAGTTTCTTCAAGTTTAACGTCAATTCTTGTGAAAAGAATGTTGTTCCGTTTTCTCTTGATGTATTTACTGTTTCCGTATAAGCACTTGTACCTTTTAATTCATAGTAATATGCAGTAGAACCTGATGGAAGTGCAGTCACTTCACCATCTGCGTCTTTAGTAAATGAACCGGTAGTAAAGTTTATAAAATAAACTCCTTGAATACCACCAACTGATTCCTTACAAACTTCAGCTCTACCATTAGTTAAATCACAAGCCATATTATCTCCAAATTAGAGGGTTAAAAAAGGTGGGGATTTTCCCCACCGTTAAATTAGTATGCTCCGTAGTATACGATATCTTGAGCTACACCGAACTGTGTTCCAGCAGTATATCTCATGATAATACGGAAGTTTTGCGAACCATCAAGGTCTGCCATATCCAACACTCTTACTTCGTTGTAGTCTGAAAGAAGACCAGTTCCGAAGAATAAGTTTGATTTCTGTGCTGCAGCGATTTTAGAATCACTCATACCAGGACACATTACCATTTGGATACCATTAAAGTTAAGTGGTTTTTCACCTACGTTTAATTGGTCATTGTAAGAACCTACGTTAGTTACACCTGAAAGTGCTTGTTGGTAAGCTCTTGCTACGTTAGAAGAAACATAAATTAAAAGGTCTTCTTTACCATATACCGTGTTAGGAATAGTTAAGAATACGTCATTTAGTTTTTCTAATACGTTAGATGAGTCAATTGAACCACTAATAATAGCACCACTACCACTTGCTCTTGCTGCTTGAACTTCAGTAGAAAGTTCTGTTGCTGCAGATGCAGAGAACGCAGTTTCAAAACCACCGAACTGACCGTTAGTAGTAGAAACACCTTGCCAGATGCTTGTTTCAGTTGATTCAGCAACTTTACCACCTACATATGAGATGAGGTAATCAGTAAAGTTACGTGGGATTTCATCAAACGCTGAAAATCCAAGAGAAAGTGCTTCCCAAGAAGCAACAAAGTTTTGCTTACATAGTTCCAAGTTCACTTGTAGTTCTTTTGGTTCTAATACTCTTTCTGTGACTGCTACGGAACCAGAGGTTGCGAAGTCACAAGATGCATCTTGAACGATGCCTGATACATCAAGTTTTTCCATTACTTGTTTGTACTTGATGTTTGGTAGTATGGTTACATACTCATTATCTAATGTTTTGGCACTTAACAAAGCTGCAGCTACATAATCACCGGCAAATTCACCAGCGTAAGTAGAAGCAGTAATTGTAGGAAGTGACATATTTTGATTTCTTTTCATAATATAATCCTTAAATGTTATTTATATAATTTTGATAAAAACTTATCTTGTGAAGATGCACGGATTTTAGAGGATGTCTTAAATGATTTAGACATCTCAACAGGTGCTCCGTCAAGTTTATCGTCTTCATCTTCTAATTCTTCTTCTTCTTCCATTTTTTCTTCTTCATCGTCACCGTGTTCAGCCATTTCAGCAACACGCTTTTCAATTTCTTCTAAACGATAGATGAGTTCTTCCATTTTCTTACCAAGTTTTTCTTCGGCAGTCATTTCTTCCTCTTCTTCATCGTGTTCTTCTAACTTAACTTCAGTTTCTTCTAACTGAACTTCATCATTAGCAGATTCTTCTGAAAGGTCTACTTTGTTTCCTTCATCTTCGTCTGTTGTGTTTGGTAGAGGTTCTACCTCTATTGTTTCTGCTTCAAGTTCAACATTTTCACGTTCTCTTATAATACCATCTTCAACAAAGATTTTAAAAGTAGTTTCTTCTCCTTCGGTGTCACGAAGTTCTAACTCGTGTTCTCCATCAGGAGCAGGAGTTTTTTCTCCGTCTTCACCAAGAATGTCAACTCTTTGTCCTACGTCAAAGGATGGACTTTCCAAGACAGTTCCATCTGCTAAACGAGCAAAGGCTAATTTAATTTCTTCTTTATCACCGTCAAGTGAAAGAAGCGTCATTATTTTACCTAATACTGCATTTGAGTTCATAATTATTCCGATTAGTTTAAATTATACTAATATAACAAACTTATATTAGTTTGTATGAATTTTTGTTTTGTTTAAGATATTTGTGTCCAAGCACCATTATAGAAATATAATTGAGAACTTGATACTGCTAAATCACCTACATTACCTGTTGGTAGTGGGTCTACTTCGGTTAGGTTAATAACTTCACTAATGTTTAAGTTAGATGCGGTTACATCACCATCAATATCAACAGATGTTTGTTTTGAACCTGTTGATGCTGAAATAGTAACTTCAGTTCCTTTTAATCTTAATTGTGATTCTTGGCCAAAAGTTGCACCTTGTGAGTAAAATGAATTATATGTTACATTTTCAAAATTGGGGTCAGCACCATGTTGTAAAATAATTCTTGCATCTGAAGTTGAACCGGTTTTTGCATTGTAAATACCTCTACCATTAGAAATATTTGCACCCATTTGGAAATCGTTAGCTGAATTTTGTATTATACCTGTTTCTACAATTTCAACACCACTAATTTTTGAAGCATCAAACTTATCAACACCATTAAATCCACCTTCCATTACAATTGGACTTATGTCACTATCACCACTTGTAATAGTAAATGCAGTTGCTGATGAAGTTTTTATAATACTATCTGCAGTTGATGTAAAACCACCTCTTGCATTTATATTGTTGTGCATTATAAAGTCTGAATCTTGATTATACTCCATGACTTTTTCATTACTCAAATAGGTAACATAGGAATCTCCACCAGCTGAACCACTTATTTCAAATGTTCCTAAATTCTCATCAGATGAATTTGTCAATCCTATCTTATTAGCAAA